AGAAACGCCAACGGACAGACTCGTTCAGGACTCTATTCTTTGTTCATACCTATGGAATGGAACTACGAAGGATACATTGATTCTTATGGCTTACCTGTATTCAACACACCAAAAAAAGAAGTTAAAGACCCTCACGGAACAAAAATAACACAAGGTGTAATAGAATATTGGAATAATGAAGTTGAAGGTTTGAAACAAGACCAAGATAGCTTAAATGAATTTTATAGACAATTTCCGCGCACAACAAAACACGCTTTTAGGGACGAATCAAAACAATCCTTATTTAATCTAACTAAGATCTATCAACAAATAGATTTTAATGAAGATCTTAAAAACTCAATAAGTGTAACGCAAGGAAGTTTCCAATGGGAAAACGCTGAAAAAGATACTAAAGTAATCTTTGTTCCAAATAAAGATGGCAGATTTTTAATTTCTTGGGTTCCTCCTATAAATTTACAAAATAAAAGATATATAAAAAATGGTACTAATTATCCTGGTAATGAGCATTGCGGAGCATTTGGTTGTGATCCATACGATATATCAGGTACTGTGGACGGTAGAGGGTCGAAAGGGTCTCTTCACGGCTTAACTAAATTTAGCATGGAAGATGTGCCTCCTAATCATTTCTTTTTAGAATATATTGCTAGACCACAAACCGCGGAAATATTTTTTGAAGATGTTTTAATGGCTTGTGTATTTTACGGCATGCCCATATTAGCTGAAAACAATAAGCCCAGATTGTTATATTATTTTAAACGTAGAGGTTATAGAGGTTACTCAATTAATAGACCGGATAGAAAATACAATAAGTTATCAGTAACAGAAAGAGAACTTGGCGGAATACCAAATTCAAGTGAAGATATAAAACAAGCACACGCAGCAGCAATAGAAACTTATATAAATGATTTTGTAGGTTTATTAGAAACAGGTTATGGAGATATATATTTTCAAAGAACCTTAGAAGACTGGGCTAAGTTTAATATTAATAATAGAACAAAACATGATGCATCTATAAGTTCAGGGCTCGCTTTAATGGCGTGCAACAAACATAGATATGCACCAAGCAACAGAAGACCGAAGCTTGCACCTATGGATTTAGGTATTAAAAAATACGATAATAAAGGTTCAACATCAAAAATAATAAGTTAAATGAGTATATATACTAATACAAACAGCGCTTTTCCCAGTCAGGTAGTAAGTGACGAAGAAAAATCAAGTTTGGAATACGGAACGCAAGTTGGGCAGGCTATTGAATACGAGTGGTTTGGGCAAGGGCGTACCAATGGTAATAGATATTTAACTAGTTGGAATCAATTTCACCAATTAAGATTATATGCTAGAGGAGAGCAATCTATACAAAAGTATAAAGACGAGTTATCAATTAACGGCGATTTATCTTATTTAAACTTAGATTGGAAACCTGTGCCAATACTTTCTAAATTTGTAGATATTGTAGTTAATGGTATTTCTTCTAAGTCTTATGATATTAAAGCATATGCGCAAGACCCTCAGTCAATAAAGAAAAGAACCGATTACGCTTCTATGCTATATGAGGACATGGTAGCTAAAGAATACTTAAATAGCTTAAAACAAACTTTAGGAATTGATTTATATCAAACTCCTAATATAGATGTAATACCGGAATCAAAAGAAGAATTAGAATTGCATATGCAATTAAGCTATAAGCAATCAATTGAAATAGCTGAAGAAGAAGCTATATCTTCTGTGTTAGCGCAAAACAAATATGATCTTACTAGAAAAAGATTAAATATGGATTTAACTGTTTTAGGTATTGCAGTTGCTAAAACAGGATTTAATACAGCAGAAGGTGTAACAGTTGATTATGTAGACCCTGCTTATGTTGTTTATTCATATACTGAAGATCCAAACTTTGCTGATATATATTATGTAGGTGAAGTAAAATCTATAACTATACCTGAGCTTAAAAAAGAATTTCCAGACATTTCAGAAAAAGAATTAGAAAGAATTCAAAAAATGCCAGGTAATAATCAATATGTAACAGGTTGGGGTAATTATGATAATAATACTGTCCAGGTTTTATATTTTGATTATAAAACATATTATAACCAAGTATTTAAAATAAAAGAAACTCCACAGGGTTTAATGAAAGCTTTAGAAAAGCCAGACACATTTAATCCACCAAAAAATGATAACTTTGAAAGAGTATCAAGATCTATTGAGGTACTATACAGTGGAGCTAAAGTATTAGGTAATAATGATATGCTTAAGTGGGAGCTAGCAAAAAATATGACAAGGCCTATTGCAGATACTACTAAAGTTGAAATGAATTATGCTATATGTGCGCCTAGAATGTATAAAGGAAGAATTGAATCTATTGTAAGCAAGTGTATCGGATTTGCTGATATGATTCAATTAACTCATTTAAAGCTTCAACAAGTTTTATCTCGCATGGTGCCAGACGGTGTTTACTTAGATATGGACGGACTTGCAGAAGTTGATTTAGGCAATGGAACAAACTATAATCCAGCAGAAGCATTAAACATGTATTTTCAAACTGGTTCGATAGTTGGTAGATCACTTACGCAAGACGGCGATATGAATGCTGGTAAAGTACCTATTCAAGAACTTAATAGTTCAAGCGGTCAAGCTAAAATTAATGCTCTTATACAAACATATCAATATTATTTACAAATGATTCGCGATGTAACCGGGCTTAATGAAGCAAGAGACGGAACATCAATGGATAAAAATTCGCTAGTAGGTTTGCAGAAGATGGCCGCTAACGCGTCTAATGTAGCCACTAGACATATTAATCAGTCTAGCTTATATATAACTCTTAAAATAGCTGAAAACATTGCTCTTAAAATAGCAGATGCTTTAGAGTTCCCGTTAACTAAAAGCTCATTACAAAATTCTATATCAACGTTTAATATAAAAGCATTAGACGAAATAATTAATTTAAACTTGCATGATTTTGGTATTTTCTTAGAACTAGAGCCAGATGATGAAGAAATTGCACAACTAGAAAATAACATTCAAGTTTCATTACAGCAAGGGAGTTTAGATTTAGAGGACGCTATAGATTTAAGGCAAATTAAAAATCTTAAATTAGCTAATCAAATGCTTAAAATAAAACGTAAAGCTAAAGCTAAACAAGACCAAGCTAATCAGCAAGCTAACATTGCTGCTCAAGGAGAGTCGCAAGCAAGCACCGCTGAAAAAACAGCAATGGCTGAAGTTCAAAAGCAAGAAGCTATAATGGGTGCAAATGTGCAATTTGAGCAATCAAAAAATCAAATGGAAATACAACGTATGGAAATTGAAGCACGATTAGAAGCACAAAAAATGCAAACTAAATTTCAATACGACATGCAACTTAAGCAGCTGGATGTTCAAAACGTTAAGCAAAAAGAAGGTGCAATTGAAGATCGTAAAGATAATCGTAGCAAAATGGAAGCTACACAGCAAAGTGAACTTATAAGTCAAAGACAAAACGATGGCTTACCAATAAACTTTGAAAGCCAACCTGAAGAAGGTACGGAAGCTTTTGTATAAAAAGTAAACAATTATTTAATTATATTATATTATGTCAGAAACAAAAACAAATGAACCTGTTAAACAGGAAGGTGAGTTTAAAATTAAAAAGAAAACTCCTAAAAAATTAACAACACCAAGTAGCGAGCCGGTAAAAGTAAACATTAAAGAACCTTTAATTGAGCTGCCGCCAGATGTTACAAAAGTAGTAATACCTAAACAAGAAGAAGATGCCATTCAAATCGGAGAAACAGAGAAAGTATCTGTGGATGAAACATCCGGAGATAGCGCAGAGGTGGGAGAATCTATACAAGAGTCCAACGAGGATGCTGAAGGGTTTTCTCCAATCAAAAAAGTAACTGAAGATAAAGTTACTGAGGTACAAGTAGAAAAAGCAATACAAGATGAAAAAATTCTTGGCAAAGCTTTACCTGAAAATATTGAAAAGCTAGTTTCATTTATGGAAGAAACGGGTGGGACAATAGAGGACTATACAAGATTAAATGCTGATTATTCTCAGGTAGATGATATTACATTATTAAAAGAATACTATAAAAAAGAAAAACCTTATTTAGAAGGTGAAGACATTGATATGCTCTTAGAAGATTTCGTTATTGACGAAGACATTGATGAGGATAGAGATGCACGCAAAAAAAGAATTGCGTTTAAAGAAGAAGTTGCAAAAGCTAAAAGCTATTTAGAAGAAACAAAGAGTAAGTATTACGACGAGATCAAGTTGAGACCGGGCGTTACTCAAGATCAACAAAAAGCTACAGACTTTTTTAACCGATATAATAAGCAGCAAGAAACATCCAAGC